ATCAGCTAATCCGATACTTAACATAAAGACGTCAACTTCCGTGATGAAAAAATTTCCCCACGTAAACCCCATGATAGCATGAGACTTACGCGGTTACAAAACCATTCGTGAAGCAATACAACTAAGTATAGCGTCTCCATGCCAAGCATAGGGTCAAACTACTATAAAGATAGTAGACACAGCACTGACCACTGTGTTTTATAGTTTATAAAGTCATTACGGACTTTAGTTTGACATCATTTCGGATGGTACTAAAAGTACTAGTTTAACGTCATTCCGGACAAAGCCCCAACAAACTAGGCTGAGGCTACTAGAAACCGATTACAAACCATTAAGGTAATGGTGTTGGTACGGTATTGTAAATGTACACGGCGGGTACATTGATGAAGAAAACAAAACTCATATCTGTACCTGCAGCACAGTACAAATCAACGAAAGTATCGTTGAAAGAACTAGTTTGAGTTTGATAAAGAGTTTGTACTCTCATAGCATCGTTAAGAGAGTCATCATCACTGCTACCTACACTACGTGTATCTGGCGAATTCATAATGAATTTGACATTGGCATACATTGGCAGCATTGTAGTAATGCCAGCCTGAGTTACCTGGTTTGTCATCGTCATACCCGAATTACCAGCCAAATGCGAAGTTTGAATAGACTGTTTCAAAGCACCGTTACCAGCAAAAGATTGCGACGACGCTGCATTGGAATTGCTATGCAAACCATATTCACGAGCGCAAATTACTGTCTTACAGTCTTGTTGGCCATTGGCATTAACGGAGTATAACACAGAACCACGTACTCCTACGAAACACTGACCAACCCAGGTTGTGGGTAGCCAATTAGTGTAATTGTACCGTTCTGGTAAACTTGAAATAACACCTGTAGCCAAATCAACACCATTAGTATCAAAACCTGGATACAATGGCAATCTAGCTAACTTGAATGTCGTCAAATAAATTGTGTTGATGGACGACCCAGCTGCTGCCACTAATCGTTTATACAAACTCTGGCGACGCATAAGTTGGCGAAGCGAAACAATTGATTCACCAAAATAAGTCAAGTTTATATTTGGATCGGCAACCGATGGTTTAACACCCATCTCATGCACAGTGTTGTCAATATCCATACGAGAATCATACGACTGAACAGCATAAGGAGAATACGATGTATCGATCTCTTTAGGAACAGCAAATTCTAAGTTGTCAGCTCCCCTCGCAAAAACCAGCATACGAATATCAGCTGATGTTATTGGTGAAGTCTGACGATTCAACACGCGAACAGTAATAATACCATTATGGTTAATACCCACGTCTGCTGTTGAAGTTGATGCCGCGGCAAAGTGTTTATCCTTACCCGGTAAGATCCGAAGATAAGCCAAAGCTTGTGTATATGGAACACGGAATTCCACATCAGTCTCAGTAGTTATGTCAACAATTTTGGTGTACGTCTCAGTGGTATAATCACCAATTGTTCCTATATCACCGTGAGGGTCCCAATTAATTCGAACTCTACCACGATGGTATTTTGAACAAATAAACTTGAATCGGAAAATAATATCTCCTCTCCAATATTCAAACATGTCAGAGACATGAGACATAGGTGTGTTCCACAGAATAGGCGTCGGTCCAGATGTATCTCTTGTATACAGTGCCGGGGAAACCTTTGCATAAAACAGACTGGTGTTAATAGTATCCGCACTTGACCATGTATTTTCGAAGAACCACGCTTCACGAGCACAGAAATTACTTATAATAAGTTCATCATCTGTTGTAGAGCCTGCAATTGATGGATCAATGGACAATTCATTCTTTGCATCGAGCGTAAGTTTATCGATAGGCATACCAATATCGGTAGAGGCCAAATTTGGAAAAGGTGCGGGCTGAAATTGATGAATATCATCAATGACAGGAGTGTTTGTATACCCAAACAAAGAAGCGATTTTCGATACAGCTTCTGCGGCATGTGATGTTGCGGTAGCAAACGGTCCAATTACTGGAACACTACTCAGCATTGAAGTTGCCCTCGCAATTGCTGATGCTGGTTTAGAAACAACTCCATCATCTTGGTATTCATCCTTAGACTGAACAGCCAAAGAAACTGTTGGTCCAGCAACTTCAATATTGTCAGCCCATGCATAAACAACAATCTCAATGTCTCCAGTGGCACCATTAGCATTAGCTAAACTACCAAAAGATTGAAAACTTATCGTTCCCATATTCGTCAGATCTACAGATGATGTAGCATCCAACCAGTTCTTATAGTAAAGGAATGGCAGCACCATTTCACCACCTTGAGAATCCTGTGGATAAATCCAAATGTGGGGTCGTTGGCTATATGCTGTCTTTTCCTCACCGGCTGTGCCAGTTGGTGAAAAACCAGGCGCAAAATTAGTAAGAGGTTGATATGAAGCTAAAGTACAACCATAGAAAAATGGTGAAGCATTAACCATAAACTTGAGGTGCAAATTGCATCTCACTAGATAATAATTATCCAACTTACGCTTTATAGCAGCCTGATTGAAATACAAATGCCACGGGTCGAAATTATCTGTCAATTGGTCCAATGTAGAACCCACTGACCAAGTCTGCGTTGCAATCTGCACAGGTCTCTTAAGAAAATTGCCAAGAGTGACATTCTGACTTTGATCAACTTGGATTCTTGACAAATCATTTGGAATCGTCAAAATAGGGTCTTCTTGTCCATCAAATCCAACATTTTCCTCCTGCAATGTAACACCAGTCGAGCCTGTAGTCATTTCTATGAGATCTGAGCTCTGGACGACACACTGCGAGAGATTAAAACAGTTAAGGATTGACGGCGGACTTTCTTCTTGACGAAGAGCCTCATATGAAACTTGAGGACTTGATTGTTTAGGTTGAGTTTTAAGATCTCCATCTTTTAAGTGAGTTTTAGAACAAACCATGAGTAATATGTAATTATCCTGTGCCTTTATCACGCAAGGTGGGCTTATAATTATAGGCCCCAGCAATGTTGCTCATGCTACGCTGAATCGCATGAACGATAGTTACAACACTGCATCCGCACAGACACAAGCGCTTCGCTTGTGAGTTTGACATTTAATGATCGAGATGGCCAGAGGACGATACTGAACCACTTTATTGAGGTTTAAATGAATAAACGAACCTCCATTAGTTTATTGTCATTTCGGACATATGCATCGCATCGCTGATTACCGCCTAAAGATAAAATATCTCAACGCTAGATAGGGTATAACAAAAAAGCTAGCCTCTGTAGCGAAAGCGAAAATTAGAAGGATTGATTTAGTAAGAAACTGGGTAATCACAAAATTCAATATCTCTATAAACACGAAGTTGTGCAATCTACCACACAGTTTAGCCATATAAAATGAACTCAAAATAGCTGAAGAACCACGTGGTACAATTAACTCTCTAACTTTGGGTGATAAGAGACGAACAAACATTATATGCATAGCATATTGTTGAAAAGAATCGTACGCTGATGCATAAAACACCCATGTATGAGCATCTTCTAGTGGAACATTCTTACTCTGTACAGTCCAGGATTCATCGTCCAAATTGAACACTTGCCGATATGATTTGCACTTCTTGGAACGATTAATGAAGTCACTGCACAGATCAGAGTAAGTTGGAAAAGTAGAATCTTGGACCCACAATTTCCACCCCAAATGTTTCACTAAATCTTTCAAGAGATAAAGTTTTTCATTATAAATATCTTCTCCGTACCAAAAGTACTCTCTCAAAGCACTTGATATAACATCAATTCCTTGAACTTCCTCCGTGACAGCTTTGGAACGAGTCCAAACCATAAGAGATTTTTCAATAGATTCCTCCTCCAAAGGCGCAACGAAGCACTTAAGATCATCATCCATCCTCCAAGTTCTTTTCAAAAAGGAGGCATCTTCAATATTAATGAATGGTACACTCTCTGATTCCTTATCGGCCATCGTATAAACAATGTTCAATGTGGCAAAGGTTTCCGATATGGAGCTATGGTTAAACCAATCACACTCCCGTGAAACCGACATTATATTATCGTCACCATAGGTCATTAAATTGACATTTTTCTTAAAAGTAGAAACAGAATGTTCAGGATTAAGCATGAAATAAACATATCTCATCCTCAAGCTGTTAACTATACTATTTAAGATAACTGTCAAAGGATTGCCAGATGGATTAGAACCATAGAATTGTACTAAATCCCCATTGAAATCAACTAAGGCAAAGGCAGTATCTTCGGCAATACACCTAACAATTTGTATATCCTCCTCAGAATAATTGCCAGACAATTGACAAAAGTATATTATTATGTCAAATGCAGCCAAGATTTCCTTAGGACTCATACGTTTATCGAAAGCCTTGTAATCGCCAGCCACTATACGGTCATTGCCGTTCTTGACAATATACTCGTAAAGTTCATGCCATTCCAGGGAC